CAGATACTGGAAGTACAGCACGCAGGCCGGGTGTGTCGATCCCCAGTCAACACCCCTGTAGATCGGCCCAAACATCGGATGCGGTTCGTAGTGCCGGACGCCGTAGTCAGGCAGCGACCAGTTCTGGATGTAGTTGTTCTCGTCCTGGCCATGTCGGCATTCATGCTGCAACGTCCATGTGCCAGGAGTGTTGCGCTTGAACGTCTGAACGAGATCGATGTACGGCTTCCAGCCGCGCGAGCGGAACGCCTTGCCCTGGCAGATCGCTTCGAGAGTGCGGGGCTTGCCATTTGGCAACCGGCCTTTGACAACCCTGTTGCACTCGCATAGCGAGTCCTGATCCATGTCCAGTTCCTTGAGGCGCTTCCTCCGCAGGCGCTTGTCAACACACCTGCAATTGGGGACTTCCTTGATCGTCTCCCAAATGCACCACGAATAGAGAATGAACTGAGCAATGTTGCCAGCTTTGAGATCTTCCTCGATCTCATCCAGCAGATCCTGCATCAGTCCCTTCGTGGAGTTGCGTGTGCTGGTGGCGATGTCCTGCGGTGGGATCATCCCGTCGAAGTCCATCCACGACGGCAGCGGACCAGTAGCACGATTAGTGACAGCCATACCACGGCTCTGGTTCCAGACGCCGATCTCCATCTGGTCGATCTCGTCGGCGTGCGACTTGGCCGGGTGCGGGCCGGAGACGGCGTTCTCAGAGCCTGCCACGACCTCGACGGTGGAACCGGTCTTCCACACCGTGCTCGACTTCTTCGGCTTGTCACGAATGAACGGAAGAACCTTGTCAGTTCTCCTGCCAGTTTCCTTGTCGCGCTCGTAGCACCAGTCCTCAATGTTGCCATAGCAGCGATTGCCCTGCGCCTCCGTCGCCCCGAAGGACAGGGACTCACAGCCAGACTTGTAAGTACTATTGAGGAAATGCAGGCAGGCGACGATGAAAGTCTTGGAGCCACCACGATTCGCCAGCGCAAGCGCCGAGCCTACCCGCTCGAAATACAGATCTGCCAGGAACTGAAAGGGTGCTACGTGGTCTTCACAGACCGGCTCACGCGGGATGTCAACACCGATGTTGACCTTGATCCATGCGTGCAGTTCATCATCGTTCGTCGGCCCTTCGTAGCGCAGCCTGCGTGAAAGGGTTGACACTCTGCTCACGATGTCGCGCAAGTCGCTTACCTCTAAGCGTTCTAGCGCTTCCGGTGTGATCCCCATTGCTGCCAACACTGGAGGTATTTCCGTTACCCCGATGCTCTCCAGCAAGGGATGAACCGTTGTCCTCGATGACTTCTGCGTCGGTGATGTCCCACGCAGTGCCTTCGATTGCGGCCGCAGTTTGCGGTTCTGCGACAAGCTCGAAGAGGGCGGCAATCAACTCCTCCTTAGTCTTGGTATCGAAGTCCGCTTCGTACTCCTTGAGTTGAAGCGCTGCCTCGCGGTTCTCGATATCAAGAGCGAGCTTGACGGCATCGAGATTTGCACGTGTCCCGGCGTCCTTCTTCAAGGCTCTGTCAAGTGCCCTGATCATTCGGCCGGTGAAGCGCTCGCGGATCTCAGCCGCAATCACCTCGGCGGCACGTCCACGGCGCTCGATCTCAGTGCTGACGCCGGTACGCGGTCGCCCCTGCCCTAGCCCACGGCCACCCATCTTGCCTTCGTAGACCAGTTGCAGAGCACGGATCTGAGGATCGGAGTCGTAGGGGTCGCCCTCAACGCGCGGACGCGATCCCAGGCGGTGCAGACGCCCCAGCGCCGCCACTTGGCGGTCGTTTAGCCCCGAATCCTCAAATCTAGCGACATCTCCGCTTGCCATTGGGGAGAGATTCTACAGGACATCACTCCTCAATGAGTAGTGGATACAGTCTTGCCACTAGGCCAGGATCGTTGAGCGTCACTGATACCGCGTCAACAGTGCTGAGCTTTATCGAGCGCAGCGCAGCAGGGTCACGACCGGCTCCATTCCACTTGTATCCATTGAGCCAAGACGTTACCTGCGAGTGGTCGAAGCCGATCTCGTCAGCTAGCTCCTGAGTGTTGTAGCCACCCTCTCTATGACGGCGCAACAGCCACATCCGGAATGGTATTGCGTCAACATAGGGACCATCAAGATGATCCTCTTCATACAAGATCCGCGTCCGGCCAGCCTCGACCCGCTTCTCTAGCCGTTCGATCTTCTCGTTCTGTCTGTCAAGGAGATCGCGTTGGCGCTCAATGTAGACAAGCGCCTTGTCACGTCGCTTCTGCGCCTGCTTGTTGGCCTTCCTGCCCTTGGCGCGTTTCTCTTCCGCCGTCAGCCGCTCATAGCGCTCGCGCTCGACCCGGCGCTTACACGCATCGCACGTTCCCTTGATCTGCTCGTAACCAGTGCGCGTCTGGTAAACAGTGAAGTCAGACACTGGTCGCCATCGCGTACAGACATCACAGTTGCGGTATCCTCGCCAGACAAGGGGCTTTGGCCCTTGCGGGTTTCGTCGTCGTCGGAGTGTTGTCATCTACGCTCAAGCACAGTGGGAGCCGCCAGCGCATGCGTCATTGCATCCATCTGATCGGACCCTCCGCTGCGCTTGGCGAGCAGCTTGAAGTCGGGGTATCGTTTCTTGAAGGTGAGCCATGCGTCGTCTTTGGAGAGTCGTCCGTTGCCGAGCACTATACCTCTGGACTGCGAGGTTGTGGGTGACAGGACGATGGCACCGCTCTGCTTGGCTGCCAGGAGCGCTACGCCCTCATGCCGTGCCAATGCGCGGATCACGGTCTTGCTCATGAAGACGGCTAACTCTTCGACAGCAATCACGTCAGGTTTGAAGATGTTCAGGTAGCGTTGATGCCAACGGTATTGCTGCTCCAGCCTGACTGGATCACTCGACTTCTTGTCATCAGGCTTCCAGACAACAGCCTTGACGGGTACGCCATCGACTGACAGCGCAACGCTCGACCATCCGGCCGCAGCGATGTCAATACCGACGCTGCGCATCAGTCGCCCTCCCACAGCAACGGCATTGCAACAGCGATCCGACTCCATCGGATGCCGACCTTACCGGGATCAGCGTGCTCCACGTACTCGCCAAGCAACCAGCGTGTCGGCTGACCGTAGGGTTCGCCGCGCTTCCAGCGCTTCCCAATGGTTGTGCCGGTCGGCAGCGAGCACGAATATTCGGGCAAGGCGTCGAACTCGGCATCGCTCAACTCGACCACCGGGAGTTTAGTCGGCACTATTGTCGCCTCGCACAATCCGGTACTCAGCCAGCGGTTCAGCTAGCTTGACATTCGCCTGGAACTCGATCATCTCTGGTGCCACGTATGGCAAGGATGCCAGAAAGGACTTCACATTGGAAGCAAGGTTATCGGCCGACTCGATGATCTCGTCTTTGTCACCCATGCTTACTCCCTAATCCAACGGTGGCCCTCTGGTACAGCAACCGCCCGCAGAGCCAGCGCATCGAAGCCATCGGCTGATTTCTTCGCATCCTCCTCGTCAGTCCACCACTCCAAGACGTTGGGAGCGCCCCAGTCAATAGCAACGACAGCCCACCGACTAGGAACGTCGTCGCTCGGAGGCTGCTCCATAGGTGAGGCCGGAACAGATAGCTGCGGTGAAAAGATCGATTGCATAGTTGCCCTTCGCCACCTTGATTCGGTAAAGATTCTTGCCAGTTATCTCACTGGCGAACCGAACTGTGTCAGAAACGTCGAACTCGACCACCTCAAGCCCGAGCCTGACCATCGGGCCTGTCGTGTCCTTGCTGCCCTTGCCAGGAGCCAGCACACCGGCCTGCTTCATCACGTGCGACCGTGCCCTCCGCAGGTCGCTATAGTTGACACTTGTCACTTGAGCCTCGTTGGATACATCGCCTCGGGCGAAGATGGGTCGATCCGCACGTACAAGCCGTCCTGCGTCTCCTCACCACAGTAAACACAGGTTTCAACTTGCGGATGCACTAGGCGCGATGGATTGAGCGCGTAAGGGTGATGAACGCTGAAGCAGTGCGCGCATGCCGCCTGCGTCCAGTCGTAATGCGGCTCCTCAACTCCCTCAATATTCATGACAGAGCCTTGACGATATCGAAGACGCCGTGAACCACGAGGATGAAGAAGCAGATCAGCCCCCAGTAGGGAACCGGCCGCTCGCGTCGTAGCCAGTCGATCATGTGCCGGGGAGATCGAGCGGCCCGATCACGTCGAAGTGCTGTAGCAACAGTACTACCAGAATCGCTAGG